CGGTATTAAAATAAGTTTAGAATTTGAATTAAGAAAATTAGTAAAAGAAAAAAGAGAATATTACGGTGGTGAAGCTGAAGCTAAAGTATACGCCGAAAAACCATTTGGATCTAATATCAAAACAGCTGACAAGATGAAAGTTTATCTTGAATCAGATGATGAGATTATTAATCTTGAAGCAAAAATTAAATATATTGATCAGGCGCTACAATTTTTAGACCATGTTTTGAAGATGATTTCCCAAAGAAATTATCATATTAAGAATGCTATTGAATGGGAAAAATTCATTAATGGAAGTACATAATGTCTCACATTACAATTCGTAAAAAGAACGAAGTCTATTTAAAGTTAGAGTCCGAACCTCATGTTCATCGTGAGTTGTCGGACTATTTTTCTTTTGAAATGCCAGAGGCAAAATTTTTAAAAAGAAATCCAAGGTATCGTTATTGGGACGGTGTAATCCATTTATATTCTCCTGGCACTGGAGAACTGTATGGTGGTCTACTCAATCATTTAAAAGAATGGTGTGGAGAAAGAAATTATTCTTTAACATATGAAAGTGATAAATGGTACGGAGAAGTAGAAGAATCTAATGGTATGGTTTCTCCTGCTGGTGTCAAGTTATTCATGGATAAGATATCCAAATATGAACCAAGAGATTATCAATACGCCACAGTTTATAAAGCATTAAAAAATAATAGAGGATTATTTCTATCCCCAACTGGATCAGGAAAGTCTTTAATGATTTATAGCATCGTAAGATATTACGTAGCAACAGGAAAAAAGATTCTACTGGTGGTTCCTACCACCTCTCTTGTAGAACAGATGATTAAAGACTTTAAAGATTATGGATGGAATGCTGAGGAACACTGTCATACAATATATTCAGGCAAAGATAAAAATACAGACAAACCTGTTATCATCTCAACATGGCAATCGATCTACAAATTTCCAAAAAGATACTTTGACGACATTGATTGTGTTATCGGTGATGAAGCACACTTATTTAAATCTAAATCGTTAACAGGCATTATGACAAAGCTTCATAATGCTAAGTATCGTTTCGGATTTACTGGAACACTTGATGGTAGCAAAACACACAAGTGGGTATTAGAAGGTTTGTTTGGTGCCTGTGAAAAAGTAACTAAGACAGATGATCTAATTAAGAAAGGTCACTTGTCTAATTTTCGTATCAAGATTCTTGTCTGTAAACATGAGTATCAATACTTTGAAGACTATCACTCGGAAATCGAATATCTGGTAAATAATCGGAAACGTAATAATTTAATTAAAAACCTTGTACGAGATTTGGAAGGTAATACTCTTGTGTTGTTTAACTATGTTGAGAAACATGGTGAACCACTTTATGAATTAATAAATAATGATATTGGAGAACACAGAAAAGTGTTCTTTGTTCATGGTTCTATAGATGTTGAGAATAGAGAAAAAGTTAGAGTAATTACTGAGCAAGAAAATGATGCTGTAATTATTGCTTCTTACGGAACCTTTAGCACTGGTATTAATATTAAAAGATTACATAATATTGTATTTGCTTCTCCTTCAAAATCTAGAATCAGAAATCTACAATCAATCGGAAGAGTTCTCCGTAAGGGAGAAGGAAAAGATATAGCCACTCTTTATGATATTGCTGATGATATATCAAATAACAATAAAGAGAACTACACTTTAAGACACTTAGAAGAAAGGATTAAAATATATCAAGAAGAAAATTTTAAATACGAAACAATAAAGGTAAATTTAAAATGATGGAAGAAGAATTTTATTCAACTATAAAATTAACCTCTGGTGAAGAAATTATTTCGAAGGTTTGTTATTTGCCAGATGAAGATTCGATTCTATTGGATCACCCATTGAAAGTTGAAAAGGTAAATCAAAGAAAACATGGATCTCATTCAGATGGGTTTACTCTTACTGAATGGATTAATTCAACTTATGAAACAATGTTTGTAATACATAGAAGCTCTATTATTACAATGTCTGAACTAGACAAAAGAATAGAAAATTATTATTTAAGAATGATCAATCAAGATCATAAAGAAAATAATATCAACGTCAGACCAAATCACTTCTCTCAAAGAATGGGGTATCTTGGATCTGTTAATAATACTAAAAAGTATCTAGAAGATATATTTAAAAGAAGCTAAAAGCTA